GAGATCGCGGGTTTTCTATCCTGGGTGACGCCAGCCATTACGTTGGGACCTGCTGCTATCGCCTTCCTGGGGTGCGCATCCGTGTATCTTTACCAAGCCAGCGTCCATTTCTACGCCTGGTACTACATGTGCGCCTCAGCAGCTCGACTCCGTTATGTCTTCCGCCCTAACTTTCCAAAAGCCAAAATTTACCAACGCTGGTATGAGGAAATAAAGTGGGGCGCTGGGCACTCTTACGCTCTTCCTATTCGAGACCCCGTGGAGGCCAAGTTCAAGAACGAACTAGCCAAGCCAGGGAAACACGGGAGATTGTATGTGTCCTACGGAAGGTCCATCCTGTATGCCGGGTGGATTTATGATGGAGTGAAAGCTGTTTTGTGTGGTTTCTACGACCTGACCCAAGTCATCGCGCCGCTGCTCACGCGGTGGGGCTTGGAGATTAGTGGATCCCTAACTTTGCAGATCTTCAAGAGCCTAGACGAAAGCCAAGACTTCGACTCTACCGTCCCGACCCATGGTCTACACACGCGCATTTTCTCCGACGATTGCAGTTCAACGTACGTAACTCGCGACGGAGAGATCCTCTACTTCGACACTGACATTAGTTCCTGTGACTCTGGCAACACCTTCGCCATGTTTTATGTTTTAGGCATATTCATGAAACTCGCCGGTTTTGGCAAGTATGTTGCCACCCAGTTTTCCCGCCTTCGGGAATCTATCACAATCCGCAACCCAACTGACAAACACGAGAGACTGGTTATCAAACCGGTCCAAATTTTCCAGGGTAGCGGTTGTCCAGAAACGACTGTCGTCAATCACCTCGCTTCATTTCTTATATCTGTGTCCATGTTCGTATTCATTTGCTACGCAAATTCGGGCTTTGGACCTAAGAGGTTTGATGACATGAACGAAGAAGAGAGATCCGAGCTGCTGGAAAAAGCAGCCTTTGCCGTAGGCCATGACATCACTATTGAGTGGCGAGAAAACCCTGCCGAAACCCAGTTCTTGAAATATTCACCCCTACTTGCCGAGAGTGGCATGCGTGTTAACACACGTAATTTTGGGGCCATCTTCAGAGGGCTAGGCACAGCGAACGGTGATCTATCCGCGAAAACCTTAGGAGTATCATTGGCACAGTTCCGCAAGATGACGATGGCTGAGAAGTCAGAGTTGTATTGTGGGAATGTTATTAAAGGGCTCAAGCACGAGCCCCGCAATATCGTCATGGATGCACTCCGAGACCGCTTCCAGATCTCGAACGGCGCCACTTCAATCGAATACAATAAAGACTCAACCCCCCGCTCAGCCCATTATCTCCCTCTTTCATCGCTGCAAGAGAGGTATGGCGGTACCGAGCCCGAATGGCAGCAACTCGCGGACCAAATCCGCGACTGCCGTTTTGGCCAGGTTCGCCACGCCCCTTTACTCGACGCAATTTACGAGACGGACTATGGACTTCTGTGAAAGAAATT